CCGCACCATTGTGTAAACCTCGCCGTTAAAGCAAGGTTTACACTGTCCAAACGTAACTTCCTCGAGGGACGAGACAGGCTTCTCTACAGTCAGCTCTTGTGAAGCAATTTTTGTTATTGCATCCGCGAACGTGTCATGCACTCGGCCAGCTACCCTAGACTCCACAAACAGCAAGCAGTTGTCCCCATCAGCCAAAGTAGTGGCGCGGAAAGGGCCGAGTTCATCTACCAAAGACTCGAGGGTCGCAAGGACGCAGTGACCCATAACAAGCGTGTTTCCAAGCCCGGTATTGAAGTCTCCGCTGGCCCTACAGCCCTTTCGTCGATATTTGATTCCCCCGGCTGTCTTTCCAGCCAAAACCTCCTGCCTCGACAACAGCCACTGTAGTGTTCTGTCTCCCGGGTAGACAGCTTTGTAGACACCATGTTCGAGGGCTAATTGCTTAGCACTCACATGAGCTTCGAAAGCCTTCCCATCGACCTCAAAGACGATACAGTCACCCACGTCCTCCATCTTCCTCTTCAGAAGTGCTGCTCGTTGCACCTGATTCAGCCCCTTGCCCACCACTCTCGTAGGTGTGACACCTCCCATACCGAACCGCCACTTGTTCCATATTGCATGCTCAAGCGGTTTAAGGTATGTTGCTAGCTCTAAGTTGAATCTGGGCGTACGGGCCATTATCATACGCGGCTTACTTGGTTTAAGCATAGGATTAAACTTTTCAGCCTTCAGGAAGGCGCTCAACTTGGCGTCGGCCGATGAAACGGCGCCTTCCTGATCCAACGATTCAAGAGCTTCTTGGTATCGTTTGCGCAGTCGACCGGAATACGACTGCACCACCTGCTCTCGGGTCCACCTAGCGACGTTCAGTTTCTTCACAAACACACCGAAGTGCCGGAAGCGTTTCATCAACCTGTCGTCGTCAGGGTCCGGTGGTGTGGCACCGAGAGTTCTCAAGCGGAGGGCGGCCTCCTCATTGTGCAAACAATTGGCATGCACTGCCGCCACCCATGTGCCTTCCACGCGAGGGGCGTGGAGCACGTACATCCTCCTCTTCGAAGGCTCGCAGCTCATTTGGAGTGACTCTTCTACCGGTAGATCCAACTTGGCGTCCTGTCTAAGCGGCGCAGATCTCTTAGGACCCACACAGACACCAATACCGGTCAAAGATGTACCTCCTTACTTGCCTGCCTTCGAAAGCTTTCTACCAGATCGGCCAAAGACACGGCTCTTCTCACGAAGTTCCTCTGGCTTGTATGCCCAACCGATAATAGCAGCGCCTAAGACGGCCCACAGGGCGGCGGCTAGCACAAGCAAAGGGTCAGCTCCACGATGTCTGAGAGTGAACCCAAACGGTGCAGAGATTCGCCTAGCTGCGCGCCAAGCCAACAGAGTGTGTTGTACTGTGTGGTATGACCCACGTGCACCCCAACCCTCTGTAAACCACCCAGGGTACTGGCCAAGCCAGTAACCACTACTCCAGTAGGCGCCGCTGATCAACACGAATGCCAATACAACGGGCCAGACAACCCCGATTGAAGGGACAACGCCAGTCTCAAACGCCGTTGACATCTTAGCGGAACGCTTCCCTTGTACTCCTCCAAGAATCGACCAGGCCTTAGTCTCTGTGTTCGTGACCAAGTGAGCGAATGCCACGGTCCCCGCTAGGACCAGAGTAGTATACTCCGACGTGACATCCATCTCTTTGGACACCTGAACAGCTCGACTGCGAAGGGCCATCAACAATTCCTGGGTGCGAGGCCTGAATGTCACATACGACACCAGGGAGGAAAGCATCCCAACTGAGACTTCAACGACATCGCCAGTGTCTAGACGTATGGATAGCATCACGTCTAGCAGCTTGACTGGGTCGTCCAGTGTCCCCTCCGACCAGACTTGGTGGTTTCCGACCACCTTTCCTCCCCTCCCGATTACTTCACGGAACCAGTCAGCCGCGTTGAACTCTGCCGAGGTCTTACCACCAGGCATTGTTCGCAACATCTCAGCACGTGAGCGTGACTCTATTGAGCGAGTCACTCGTCCTCGGGGGCGGAAGCGGAAAACCCGGGCCAGAGGAATTCCTCCGACCGGGGCCCAAGCTCGCCTGCATGCCGCGCCCACGGATGCAAACTTGTTCTTAACCACGTCGCTCCACGTGGCTGCTATAACCCCCCCTGTTCCGGGTAAATTTACCCGGGGCGCTTCAGCATCCAGATCCTGGAAGGGTCCGTCCGGGGGGGGAGGGTGTGCATCTTGGTATTCTTCTATATTTTCCATTGATGCGTTTAGCGTTAGCCGCCACCTCCTGTGTGGGATCGCCACAAGACTGTCAGACAACAGTTTGCACATTATTTAAACCGCCGTGCCAGCGTGATCTGACGAGTCTGATCAGTAGAGAATTGTGTCTTTCCACAGTCAAGCACTTTGCTAATCACATCGTGTGTACTGCCTGGTAACGATGAACCAAACCAAGCAGGTGGGGGAAGCCCCCACACCCTGGCGTACCAATAGCCGGTGATGTCTTTCCATCCGTCAGCTTGTCTTTCCAGCGTCAGGTCCCAGATCCAGTCAACACGACCAACCGTTGACACGTTCGTCTTTCCGAATGTCAGCTGTCTCTCCAGCTGTCATGGTAATTGTTAACATGTTAGCTCCATAGCTACAGAGGTCTCTCGCTTTCGAGGTGGTCAGGGATTGCACATGGGCGGAAGCGCAGTTAACGATGCGAGCGGAG